TACACCGAAGGCGAGGAAGACCCCGATCTGCTCGCCAAGTTCACGTCCCTCGTCTCCGAGATGGAGGGACTTATCAAGGGCAAAACCGGAGCGCCCCGCCTGCGTGTGTGGTTGCAGGAAACGCAGAAGGGTCTCTCCGCCATTGCAGCAAAAGCCGCCAAGCAGGTTACGGACAAAGCAGGTGAGAAGGACATGTCCGACGCGGCAGAAAACGCCAGAACCATAGGAGAACCGAGCATGAAAAATGCAGTGTGCCTCGCTTTGGGGCTCCCCGAGGACACGCCGGACGATGATGTTCTGGCGAAGATTCGGGAGCTCACCGAAGCCGAAACCCCCGAGACCCCGGAAGTGGATATGAAGGCGTACATCGCCAAGGACTCCGAAGAGTACGGCGAGCTCCGCACAATGGCCGAGGAAGGCCGAGCGGCCAAGACCCGTCTCTTTGAGATGGAGCGCGATCTGAAGTTGGATAAGGCCCTTGCCGAAGGGCGCATCACTCCGGCCGACGTGGAGCAGTGGAAGGCCGATTACGCGGCCAACGCTGAGCTCACCATCCGTCACCTGGAGGCTCTGCCCAAGACGGTCAAGCTGGGCGCAAGCGGAAGCTCTGAGGGCGGCCAGGAAGTGCGCGATCTCTCCGATCGCAAGGTGCTTGACGAGACGATCAAGAAGTACCGCGCCGAGCATCCCGGCGTGAGTTACGAGCAGGCGCTCGCCGCCGTCCAGTAAACCCCCCTACATTCTGCTGACCCAAACGGGCCGTCCACATAGGGCGGCTTTTTTTATGAGGTGAATCATGTATCGAGACAATGTTTTCGGAGCGCTTCTTGACGCGGCCGCCGACTGTGGCGATGTGGTCAAGCTGGGCTCCGACGCTTCGCACGTGACCCCGGTCGCGGCCATTACCGACGTTCCTTACGGAGTCATTCTGGGCGGAGACGCGCACGAACTGGACGACGTGGATCTTGTCGCCGGCGACTTCGTTGACGTGGGATTTGACGGCATTCTTCCCTGCACTGCCGGTGGGGGCGGCGTGACCGCGGGCGGCTGGGTCGTTGCCACTGAAGGCGGGGTCGTTATCGACGTCCCCGAGTCCCTCGATGCTGAGACCACGGTTATTGCGCTCGGCATCGCCACCGCTGCCGCCGATGAGGGCGACCCGGTAGACGTGGCCATTATGCGCTGCGCCTTCACGGTACCCGAATCTGGGAGCTAATCCCCTCTCCCTGACAGTTCCAATTCTAGGCAAGGCCGCCTCCGGGCGGTCTTTTTTGTGAGGTGAAGAATGCCCGCTCCCCAGACCACTCACGTTGATCCGGTTCTTACCGGCATCAGCGTTGAGTACACCAACGCCGAGTATGTGGCGAAGAAACTGTTCCCGGTGGCGACGGTAGCTGCTCCGGCCGGACAGTACGTCAAGTACTCCAAGAAGAACAAGTTCAAGGTCGGCAAGTACATCGTGACGGCCAACAGCCAGGTGCCCCAGGTTGACTGGGTGTCGAGCTTCGACAACTACTCCGTGGAATACCACGGGGTCAAGAAGCCCATCTCCGAGATCGCCAACCAGTGGGCCGCCTCCGGCGCGGGCCAGGTTCAGAGCCTTGAGGTCTACACGACCAAGTTCCTCAAGAACCTGCTCCTGCTCGAATACGAGAGCGCCGTGGCGACGCTGGCCACCACGACTGCGAGCTACGGCAGCAACCACGACTCTCCCAGCACCAGTTGGAATGAGTCCGGCGCTACCGTGATCGCCGACGTGAAGGATGCCATCGCATCTTGCGCCAAGCGCCCCAACACTATGGTCATCGGCCGCCAGGTCTACGACCAGATCACTGAGGATTCCAACATTCTGGCTCGGATTCAGTATTCCGAGCGGGGAATCATCACTCCCGATCTGCTCGGAGCCCTGTTCGATATCCCCAACGTCTTTGTTGCCTCCGCTCAGGAGGAAGTCGGCGGTGACTATCTGTGGGGCGATAACGTGGTGCTCGCCTATGTCGAGCCCAACATCGGCCCGGAGATTCTTACCTTCGGTCTGACCTTCTCCCCGGACGGTGAGGACTTCATACGATCCTACCGCGACGAGACCATCGGACGCGGCGCTCAGGTGATCGAGTCCCACTGGGCCTATGACGTGGTTGTTGTTGCTCAGGAGGCCGGATATCTCCTGAACGATCTGATGGCCGACGGTAGCTAACCCCGACACTAAGGGAGGCGCAATCCGCGCCTCCCTTTACCTTCTCTCCGAGGTGGATAGATGAGCTACGCGACATATCAAGAGGTCGGGCAGGTGGCCGGGTTCACATTCGACATCACGTCGAGTCCCGTGAGCAGCGACCAGGTGACCGAGTTTATCGAGCAGATAGAGTCCGAGATGCGCGGCGCTCTGGACGCGGGCGGATACGACACCGACCCCACAGACACCAACGCCGTCAACGTCCTGCGTCTTTACTGCTCGCTCGGCTCGGCCGCTATGGTCATGCAGGCCCGCAAATCCCCCGATGACGCCGCCGCCTTCCAGCGCCGCTATGACGCCTGGATGACGCTGGTCCGTCAGGGTAAGGCCGGTCTTCCGACCTCCGGTAGCGTCTCGGCGCTTCCCACCTCGCGCTACGTGAAGTACCCCTCCACCTATCCGGCGCACGCTTTCAAGCGCAGTGAGGTCCAGTGGTGAAAGAGTTCACTTTCCGTCCGTTCGCGTCCGAGGCCCCGCAGTGGCACTACGCCTTCTCGCGTTTTGCCGATGGTATCTCGGACTGGCGGCCGGTGCTGGAACAGATAGCCGATGACTTCAAGAAAGGCGAGGTTCAACAGTTCGCCACTGAAGGACAGTACGGCTCCGGAGGCTGGAAGGCGCTTTCTCCCAAGTACGCCGTGTGGAAAGAGGCTCAGAAGCCGGGCGCTCCCGTGCTGGTGTTCTCCGGATTGCTCAGGCGAGCGGCCACCAATCCCGATGTCGTTGTTACCAAAGACCGGCTCACGATTACCATCGACGATTCCGGCTCCTATCAGGTGTTCTCCAAGCGCGAGGGGCGGCTCGTCACCAAGCACAAGCCTGCCGTAGCCGGATACCACCAAGAAGGCAAAGGCAATCTGCCGGTACGGAAGGTGATTCAACTGCCGGAGTCGCAGATTGTGCGTTGGCGCAAGATGTTCCAAAGCTACATGGTAGCCCAGCATCGGGGAGGTGCTATCCGTGTCTGAGATCAAAGGCCCGGAGCCCATAGCCGATCGCGTAGCCGAGATTCTTGAATCAGAGATGCCGTCCAAGCTGGCGGCGCTTGATGCTCTGTTTAAGGATTTTACGCTTAGAGCCATTCAAGCCTACTACATAGGCGATTCGGACGGTAAGTATGTTTGGCCTTGCATCACCATCTCAGATGCAGAGCCTGAGACTCTGGCGGCTGTATCCGACGGCAGGTATCTCGCCTGGCCTTTGGAGATAGCCATTCTTGACCTGGACGAAGGCGGAGGCTATCAACGGCTTACCCGTTCGCTCTGGCGCTACCAGCGGGCGGTAACGGAGATTCTGCACACGTACAAGACCGAGGCCGGATACTGGCTCGGCATTCCACGTATCGAGCCTATAACCAGAGGCCCGTACCCCGTGCTTGAGGTGCCGGAGCAGATGGTACTCGTCAAGGGTGTGCGTGCCTGGTTCCTCAGTACCGAGACGTTCTAACCCACTATGAGCCGCCCTTTCGAGGCGGTTTTTTTATGCCCGAGAGGAGCTCGTATGACAAAGCTCATCAAGCCGGGAGTTGACCAGACCATGTTCATTGAGAACGGACGCCTGTATCGGTTCACCTTCCCGGTGGAGACCGCAGACAAGAAGACCATCCGCATGCTCAAAAAGCGCGGGGCCGTTGTCGCTCCGCGTGTGCGGACCTCCTTCCCCAGCACCCCCGCGAAAGGAGGTGAAAACGAATGATAAATCCCAGCATCTTTGATTTCCAGATCGCGTTGCAGGCCGAACAGGGCACGGGTGCCGATGCACCCAGCCATTACCTGTACTGCCTCTCCGGGTCCGATGTGAAGGCCGACCCCGAAGTGGTGACGGTACCCATTGGTGAGGCGAGCCGGGTTAGCGACGGCATCAGCTTCATCGCCGGTGCTCCGGTCGCCGGGAACCTTGTCATCGTCGCCCAGGATGACATGCTGCCGTTGGTGCAGCTTCTGTGCCTGGGTGATCTTGACACGTCCGGCTCAGGCGACCCCTACGCCCATGCGGGCACCATCAACCAGACGGGCGGCGTGCCTTACTTCACCCTGTTCAAGCACGTCGATGATCTCTATGAGAAGTTCATCGATTGCAAGGTGAACACCTTCCGGTTTGAGACCTCCGCCGAGGGTGAAGGCCAGCTTCTCAAGGTGACGCTCGGCATCGTCGGCATTGGACTTCCCACCTATGAGGAGGAGTGGGCGAACCCGGCCACTGCCGAGGACAAGGACAAAATCTTCCTGTGGCACTACGGGGCAAACTCCTGGTCGGTCGATAATACGGCGGTCGCCGGTATCTCCGAGTTCATCTTGGAGGGCAACAACAACCTGGCCACCGTGCCGGGTGAAGACAAGACCGGCTACGCGCTGGCCGAGCAGAAGGGTGACATCACCTGCTCTACCCGCCTCGTGGTCGAGGACCTGGAAAGGTATCTCACCTACATGTATGGATCTTCGAGCCCCTCGGCCTCAACCGAGATGACGCTCGATTCCATCCCCACCGGTCAGTTCTCCTGCAAGCTCGAGCGCGTAGCCGCTTCGCCGGGAGCGGAGCGGTCCTTTGCCGTCTCCATCCCCGAACTCACCTACGCCGTGGGCGAACCCCCGGCCATAACCCCCGATCCGAGCGGCGCCCCCATCTATCAGACCTTGGGCGGTCTGGTGACTGGGGACGATCCCAAGATCACCATCACGACCAAGAACGGCACCGATACCTACGAACTCGGTTCCTAACCCCGTTCCACGTCCTGGGGATGCGTGGGTCCCCCATGCGCTCACGCTCCCCAGGACACCATTAGCATGGGAGATGAATAGATGCCTGATATCGACACCACCTTTCTGCGTACCCAAAACACCCTGACGTTTCGCAACGTCGAGTATCCGGACGGCTCAACCCAAGACTGGAAGGTTCCCCCGTTCTCGCCGGAGACGGAAGCCTCGTTTTGGGACTGGATGGAGCGCCAAGACAAGCGCCGGGAGCAGCAGATAGAGGCGCACGCCAAGCGCGAGCGGCTGCCTATCGTCACCAAGGGCGCGACCTGGGCCGAGCTTCTGGCCGTAGCCGTCAAGGAGCCCGAGCTTGACGCTGAGTACCTGGCGGCCAACTTCGATGCGCTTTTCCTTGAGGACCTGGGGAGGGCCGTGCAGGATTTTTTCTTGCGGAGACGGCTGCCCGACGGCATGTTGGGCGCTCCGGAGGAAAGCCCACAACCGACGACATAGAGCTTAATTACTGCCTGGCCGTGTCCGTCTATGGAGCGGGAACGCTGGACAACCTACTCACCTGCCGGGCCGATCGCCTGGCCGTGATGCTTCGCCAGCTTCCCAAAGTGCTGGAACTGCTCTATGGACTCAAACCGGCCTCATCCAATCTGGAATCCGAGGGGCGCTCGCTCATCGAAAAGGTGAGAAAGCGCCTGGGGAGATAGCTCATGCCTGAAGTCGATACGCAAAAGTACGTCAAGTCCCGTCCGCCTGCCCGCGTGGTGCGCGGTGAGGACTTCCCCATCGTCCGTGACGAGGTGACCTACTACCCGCACGCCGGGGAAGAGGTGCGCTTCATCGGGGAGCCGTCTAACGGCTTTACCCAAGACCTCGTGCGCCTGGCCTATCTCTTAAAACTCGCCACCCGCGAGGAAAGCGGGATGCTCCGGATAGAGGACGGCGAGGAATTGGAACGGCTCTTCGAGAGCATTCGCATGGAGCTTGAGAGCCATATCCAGTCCTGGACCTGGACTGATGCTGTCGGGCAAGAACTGCCTGAGCATCCCACAGTGGAAGACCTACGCAAGATTACCCTCTCTGAACTTCTGGGGCTGGGGTACGCGCTTATTCCCGAGTAGAGAGACTCCACGTACATGAGAGGAGGTGAAACCCCATGAGCAAAGTCGTTGACGCCGGAACGCTTCGCATGATAGTGGATGCGAACGCGGCCGGACTCTCCAAGGCGCTGAAGCTGGCCGACAAGCAGGTTGCCGCCTTCTCCAAGACCGGCGCGGCCAACATCGGCAAGTTCCAGAAGGCCGCCGCTCTAGGTTTCGCCGCCATCGGTGTTGCCGCCATCGCCGCTACCGCCAATCTCGCCAAGCTCGGAGTCAAGTTCGAGGAAGTCGAGTTCATAATCCGCAAGGCGACCGGGGCCACGGGTAAGGACCTGGACGCTCTCACCGATTCCATGAAGCGCGTCTATGCGACGGTGGAGGCGGGCTCGGCCGAGGTTGCCCAGGCTCTGGGTGATCTGAACACCCGCACAGGCCAGACCGGGGAATCCCTGGAACGGCTCACCAGGTCTATGATCGACCTGGCCGACGTGAGCGGTGAGGAGCTTTCCGGGCTCATCGTCGCTACCACGCGCCTATTCGGAGACTGGTCTGTTGCCACCGACAAGCAGTCCCAGTCCCTTGACTGGCTGTGGAAGGTCTCGCAGTCTACCGGCATCGGCATAGCGCAACTCTCGCAACTGGTGACCCAAACAGGCGCTCCCTTGCGCGAGCTTGGATTCGGCTTTGAGACCGCAACGGCGCTTATGGGCAAGTGGGAGAAAGAGGGCGTTAACGTCAGCGCCATCCTGGGCTCGCTCAAAATCGGCCTGGCGCGTATGGCGAAAGAGGGATTCGCGACCGCCGAGGAAGGGCTCGCGGAACTCATGCGGCTCATCGAGGAAGCGCCCAAGGGCCTGGATGCCGTGGCAATCGCTGTGGATATCTTCGGTTCCCGCGCCGCTGCCGACTTCGCCTTGGCCGTCCGTGAGGGGCGCTTCGAGGTTGACGACTTTCTCAAGTCCCTCCGCGAGTCGCCCGAGACCATTGCCAAGGCCGAGACCGCCACCGATACCCTACGCGACAAGTGGACGACGCTTGTTCACCAGATGGAGATTAAGCTCGCTCCGGCCGCCGAGAGGGTGCTGGGCTACTTCACCGATATATTCGATGAGCTGATGGACGCCGCCGAGGAAGGCGACTGGGGGGCTGTCGGGGGCACTATCGGCAGAGGAATAGGTGACGGCATCCGAGCGGCGATTCCCTACGCCGTTGACGCCGGTAAGGATTTGATCTGGGAGGTGTTCAAAGCATCGATCACCGGCACGGCGGGAGCCTTGACGGGTGCTCCTGGCGGCTCTGAGTTTAACCGCATGCGGGACTACTTGGCCGAGCGTATGGCCGGAGTGTACCGCGACCTGCCGGAGCATGAAGCCTTCCAGAAGGCTATGGCCGATCTTCAGAACTACTGGGGAACGACATTCGGGCGCGACATGCGGAGCATGTGGATACCCAAGGCCGAGAACATCGATGAGGTTATGGGCCTCATGTATGCGATGGGCGTCGTTCCCACCGACGAGGAATTCAAGCGGGCTCTTGAACTTGGATATGACCCGGATAAGATCGCCAAGTGGCAAGAGGAGATTCTCGAAGAAACTAACCGCAAGCTCGAATCCCAAATCCGCGGCCAAGAACGCCCGTCTCTCCTTACCCCCGGTGCCTTCGGTATCGCCGGTATGGACTGGGAGGCGTTCGCCTCTGACGTTGAGAAGCCGGTAACGCCGCTGGGTGATGTAGCCCAAGCCGTTGACTACACCGCCGAGAATCTCAAAGCCCTCTCGGACGCTTACGGCAAGACCTCCGAGGTGGACGCTTGGACGCAGGCGGTAGAGGCGTCGGCAGAGGCGGCCGGTATATCGGCCTCGGAGTTTGACGCGGCTACCACGTCGCTCTCTAAGTACATCGAACAACTCAAAGCTGAATACGACGCCATCGTAAATCAGCAGAGTAATCTGGACACGCTCATGACGCGCCTGGGGAAATCGGGGGCGCTTACTCAGTTTGCTGATCGCGGCTGGGACGTGGGGGCGGTCCAGAACATCCTCATCGAGAAGGCCGCCGAGAAGGGGCCGGAGATTCTGGAAGCGCTGGTAGGGGCCGACGATGCCACCGTGCGCGATGTTATCCAGCAGTGGATGAATCTGATTTGGCTGGAATCCGAGGGGCAAAAGACCCAGCTTATCGAGCAAAATCGCATGCTGGGCGAGTCGGCCCGTGAGGGATACGAGGAAGGGCTCACAAGAGACTTAAGCGGTAGCGGCTATGACGTAATCCTGGAGCATATCAGGGACGCACAGGCCAACCGTGAAGCGGGCAAGAGCGCGGCTGAGAACGTCAACGCGGGCATGGACTCAGAGGCTGAGAAGATTCCCAGCATCGTTGAGAAGCACCTGGGGGAGATAGACGGCAAACCCTCGGGCGAAGACATAGGCGACGACCTTATCAGCGGTATCGAGTCCAAGTTTGCCATGTGGAAACCGGGCACGGTGACTATCCCCCTGGCGTTTTCCTGGGGTGCGCCTGCCGGTGGCATGGATCTCCAGGGGCTGATTGCCGGGGACGCCTTCGGAGGCATGGCCCGCTCTACCTCGGACGTGTGGCGTACCGTCAAGACCATGTTTCCGAGCTCGGTTTGGATGGGGGGATTCGCCACTAGCGGGCACGTACCCGGCTCAGATCACTACACCGGTCATGCTTTCGACGTGGGTGGCAGCCCTGCCCAGATGAAGGCCATCGCTCAGACGCTGGCCGCGCATTTTGACTCGTGGGGAATTAAGCAGATCATCCACGACCGGATGCAGTACCGGGGGAGCGGCTGGTATCCATACAAGGGCGAGAATCCGCACACCGGCCATGTGCATGTGGGGACGTATGACGTGGGCGGTCTCCTTCCTCCCGGCCGGACGCTTGCCACCAACTACACGGGGGGCTATGAAGTCGTCCTCCCGGCCGATTGGATAGATAGTCTTACCGCTCAGATATCGGCGCTTGTCGATACCTCCGAAGATCTCATCTCCGCGTTTGCCGAGCGCTCCCGCACGGCCTCTTCTTACATCTCCCGCGAGGGCTCGCGCTATGCCATGTATGAGGCCGAGGGCGCTCCGCTGGAACTCCTAGAGCAGACGCTCATGGACCAGATCACGTTCATCGAACGGGCTGTTGCCGAAGCGCAGGCGCAACTGGACGCGGCCAAGGCCAAGGGGCTCCCGGCCGAGGAAATCAACGAGCTTGCAGCGAATCTCTATGACCTTCGCAGAGATGCGGCAGGGGCCAAGGAAGAACTCGCGGACCTTGCAGATGAAGCGGAGCGGGCGGCTCGCGCCGATCTCGAAGACGCTATCGACGGCTGGGCCGAATCTCTCTCTCATCTCTCGTCACTCTCGCGGCTCTACTCCTACCACTCGGGGTCGGGCGGATTCCTGGATGCTCTGCTCCCTCAGCAGCTTGGGCTCTTGGGGAATCAGTATCAGAACTACATGGCCCTGGGCGATAGCACCGGAGCCATCGCCGCGCTGACTGAGATGTTCGATCTGGAGCGGGAGGCTATCGAACGGGGGTTTGCCGACGAGATCGCCGCCGTCGAGCAGGGCGGTAACGCTCGGGCCGACGCTATGCGGGCATCGGTGGACGTACTCTCCGATCTGCTCTCGGATATGCGCGATGAGCACCAGACGGAGCTTGACGACCTCCGGGACTACTACGATGCCAAGCTCGAACTCATGGACGAGGAAGAGCGGGAGCTTGCCCGCCGCGCCACCGCATCGGAACTGGCGAGTCTCTACGGAGCGGCCAGCAAGACCACCTCCGACGTGGCCCGCATCCAGGCACTACGCGAACAGCAGGCCAAGGACGAACGCGACGAACGGCGCCGGGCACTCACCGATGCACGAGACGCGGCTATCGAGTCGCTCAAGTCTCAGCAGGAAGCCGAAGAGAAGCGGCTCCAAGTGCAGATCGACTATCAGAACAAGGCGATGGAGCAGGCCCGCAGGCAGGCAGAAGCGGCGCATAACGCCCAGCTTGCGGCTCTTGAGAAGTCCCAGCAGCAGCAGCTTGATCTCCTGGTGGAGCGCTACGCTGAGCTTATCGGCATAGCGATGGGCACCGCCGAGCAGATTACCGGAGCGGCCGTACACGCGGCGGGAGGCACGAGCACAGGCACGGCGGGCGGTACGTGGTCCACCGTGGGGAGCACGCCCTCCGTCCCGGCCGGAAGTACGCCCTCCGTCCCGACCGGAAGTACGCCCTCAAGTACACCAGACCGTCGCCCCGGCGAAACTCTTATGGAATACCTCTACCGGGTGAACGGCGCTCCGGGCGGCGAGAACGTCATCTACGGTGACGGTTCTTGGGACCCGGAGTATCAATGGAATCCCTTTATCGGCGCTTATGAGCCGGTGGGCTCCTACACGGGAAGTACCTACGCATCTAACGACTGGTGGCGTCAGTACGACCAGGGCGGCTGGCTCATGCCCGGCAAGACTCTCGCCGTCAACAACACCGGCCAGCCGGAGCGGGTTTTGGCTCCGAACCAGGGCTTGCAGATAGGCGGTGAGGTAACCGTGCGGCTGGTGACCGACGGGCCGGTGACCGTCACCCAAGAGGTGGCCGACCGTCTCTGTGAACAGGTCTCCCGGCAACTGGGTCGGGCTCAGTACAACGCCCGCTATCTGAACTAACCGTTCGTACATATCCCTCTCGCGTGAGCCGCTTTTCGGAGCGGCTCTTTTGGTTGGAGGAACCTTGTCTGATATCGCTTCCAAGTATTTTCATGGTGTGGATCTCGGCGCTTATGGCCTGGTGACCTCGCGGGTGTCCGGGCACCAGTCGCTGGCTGGGCAGGAAGTGGCCCGTGCTTGGACTCCTGGACGCTCAGTGCCGAATGACGTGGTTGTTCGGCGGAGTCTGGAGAAGATCGCCTATCACTGTGTGGTAGCCGAGGATACTCACGATGAGCTTGTGGCCGCCCTGCGGACTCTGCGCGGCTATATGTCGCCGGAGTTGGGATGGGGAGCGCTTATCGTTCCCGACCGGCCCGGGATGCGGACTATGGCCCGCTCTTTGGGATTCGAGCTTGACATTGATTCTCTGCCCTACCTCGTCACCGTAGCCGAGTGGGAATGGCGGCTTGAGCGCTATCCCTGGTGGGAAGACGAGGGCGCGCAGAGCGTCACCATCGCTGGAACCAACGGGAAGGTCTACAACACCGGCCAGCTAGAGACTCACCCCACGTATACCTGCACGGTTTCCGACACGCTGGCGACCGGTCTCACGTTCTCCGTGGGCGGCGAGGAATTCGTCTACACCGGGGCGCTCGTGAATGCAGACGTGCTCGTGATCGAAACCGATCTGCCGGACGTGAAACTAAACGGCAGTCGGGACTTCGGTAATACCTCAAGCGCCGCCGCCTTTCCTACACTCGCCGTCGGCTCAAACGCCGTCATCAAGTCATCTGCGGACTTTTCCCTCGCCGTCAGTTTCCGTCGGCGCTACGAATAGGAGAGACCTTATGGAAGCCGGACCCAATGGATATGTCCTTACCTGCGAGATGACCGTCACTCGCCAGCAGCCGGACGGGACTGAACGGGTAGAGCAAATCACCGTCGAGACCGATTACGACGCCCAGGGCAACGTGATCTCCCAAACGGAGGTGACTGATGGCTGATGTCTTCACTTACGCGGCCCTGGCATGGCTCACGGATATCCTGGATGCTCAGACTCTCTATGGCTCGTGGGGCACAGGCAACGTCACGGCTTTGCGTTCAGATAAGACGTTAGACACGGAGGCCACCGAGAGTCGGGTAAGTGCCACGCTCACCCGCGAGACCATCTCGCAGACAAACGACACGCTCGTCTGCTCTTTCACCATGACATGCAACACGACCGGCAAGACCATCTATAACGCCGGGGTCCTGAGCGCATCCACGGTCGGGACGCTCATTCTCAAATCGAACTTTTCCGGGGTGCCTGTCACTTCGGGTAACACCATCGCCTTTGTCTTTAAGCTGAGGTTTAAGTAGTGGCGACTGTCGCTCTGGGCATTTATGAAGCGAAGCAAGCTATCGAGTCGTATTCAAGTGTATACGCGGATGCTCGTGAGGGCACAGATAACTTCGATACTCACACGGATGATTTACGTTGTGGGCAGAGAAAGGTGCTCTCTAAGTACTCATGTTTTCAATTTCGCGTAGCAATCAATATTAGCGCTATTCCGAGCATAGCTGTTCTCAGTGACTTTGTAATTACTATTCAAGCCGCAGGCATCGGGTTTAGTGGTAGCTGGCGCTTAAATGCGTATGTGGCAGGCTGGGCCTCAGATCCATCCGCCTTTTTGGGGGCCAATTCTTGGTATGCGGGGTCAGTATTGGCGGCAGAGGACCCGTTTGCGTACATCTCTGACGTGTCGGCTATGTCTACCAATACCGATACAGATATGACGGTCACAACGGAGGGTTTGAATCTCGTCAAGAACCCGGAGGATAGAGAGGCATTCGCGGATACACCGTATATGTTGCTGATACTCGCCTCTGCAAACCAGGCATCAGCTACTGCTCCCAGCGGTGTAGAGTATTTTGATTTTCGCGGGAGATACTCGGATGCTGAGGGTGAATACTCCGACTATAAAATGACGTTTACCGTTGAGGCAGACACAGAACTCGGCTACTACTCCAGCAATATGTCATTCCTGGCCGAGGCCGAGGCCGAGTGCCGTTGCCGCCTGCGGGCGAATCTTGACCGGCCCATCGGAAGCGAGCTGCGGGCCTACGATCACAGCAAGACCTTCCAGGGGATTCTGCCTGCCGATGTGGATGTGACGCAACGCCTGGACGGGGCTTATCAGCTAAGCGCTCTTATTCCATGGCAGTACGGCAAGGCCGACGGAACCTCGGAGTCCCGGGCCGACATGATAACCGGGGGCTGGTACGTCGAATACGGCGGGCGCTGGTATGTGGTTCAGGATTTCACCGAAGACATGTATGCAAACAAGCTCCCGATCACTGCGGTATCGAGCGAAACGGAGTTAGAGGACTTTCTCACCAACTATTCCCAAGTGCCGTTTTCCATGCCGTCACACACCCCGACGGAGATCATGGACGCGATTCTGGGGGGCCTGCCGGAGTGCGCCTGGTACAACGGGGACTTTACGGAGCTCGACTC